CTCCCTTTCTCTTATTTCTCCCCGATTGGTCAGATTTGATCCACCCACAACCGAAAGGCCCAAGCCATGACCTTAAAGAATCCAGAAGCGCCAGAGGATAAACCAATGGGCATCTACCTATCACTCAATTCAGCATTGTCGGTAGCGAATTGGATCGCGCCAACTGATGTGGCGGCCATGACTCTCGCCCGGCGGATTGCCTTGGCATTAGATACGGCTTTTGACATGGGCGATCTTAAAGAGGCAACACCTTTGGCGGCTAAATACTTAAACGTACTCCAGCAGCTGCACTTAACAGTTGAAACACGAACAGCAGGAAAACAGGGCGAGGAAAATGACGGGACAAACCATGTCGGAAATTATCTACGGTTACTCAACACCAAGGATACAAAGCAAAAGCCTAAACCTGCCCAGCGCAGGGCCAGTGGTGGGGCAACTAGCTGACGAACTTGGAGTCCCACTCCTGCCTTGGCAAAAGCACGTTCTCGATGATGCCTTGCAGATAATGCCTAATGGTAATTGGGCTAGGTCGCAGGTAGGGGTGCTAGTTGCGAGGCAGTGTGGCAAGACCCACATGATGCGGATGCGGATCTTGGCTGGCCTGTATGTGTTTGGTGAAAAAAATGCCATCGCCATGTCGCAGACTCGGCAACTATCGCTGGACACTTTCAAGCAAACAGTCGACATGGCGGAAAGCCTGGACTGGATGCGAAAGCGAATCAAGCGAGTTTCCCGGACCAACGGCCAAGAGGAACTTGAGGTGTATTGCCACCATTACCCAAAGTCATGTGGGCAAAAGTGTGAGCGTATTCGCAAGTATTCGATTCGAGCAGCTACGAGCGAGGGCCCACGCGGATCATCAGCTGACTTGCTTTATGTAGATGAACTCCGAGAAATTGACGAGGCAACTTGGGCAGCCGTCACCCCGATCACCCGAGCCAGACCCAACGCCCAAGTGTTTTGGACATCCAATGCTGGGGATCTAACTTCCAATGTGCTAAACGAGCAACGCCGCCGCGCCCTGACCTTTGCCAGTGATCGGATGGGTTACTACGAATACAGCGCCCCAGCAGGTACATCGGTTGACGATATTGAGGGATGGAAACACGCCAACCCTGCATTGGGTTACACAATCAACATCCAAAACATCAAAGATGCGGCGACCTTTGACAGCCCAGATGCGTTCAAAACTGAAACCCTTTGTATGTGGGTGGATGCTATCGACTCGCCTTGGCCAATGCAGGTATGGAACGAGTGCGAAGCCGACATCGCTTTAGAGGATGGGTTGCCGACTTGGATGGCAATGGATCTCAATTTCAATCGAGAGTTGGCTTGCCTGGTTACTTTGCAACAGCGAGAAAACGGGTATGGCGTATTTCTGCACGAATGGAAAAAAGAGGGTGGCATTAACGACTTGGAATTGGCTGGGGAAATAGCCGCATTGACTCGCCGCTATCGCCCAAGGGTGTTGGCCTATGATCCCAATACTGCTGGCTACATTGCGCCAAGACTTGCCCAGGCTGGAATCCCGACAGCGCCAACGCCTTGGAACTCGGCAGGATTTTCGATTATGTGTGACCAGGCAATGAACGCAATGCAATCTCGGCAGCTGCTACATCCAGCGCAGGAAACTATGCACAGCCACCTGGTCAGTTGCGCTCGCCGCCCGGCATCGGATGGCGGATGGCGTATTGCTAGACGAGCCGCGCAAGTACCGATTACAGCTGCAATCGCTTTGGTCATGGCGGTGGGTCATGCCACCGAGCCACAACAAAGTGTAAGCATAGTCAGCGCATAGGTGACAACACGCGCAACAACGTGACAAAGCCTGACAAATTACACGGATGTCATTTGCCTATGGTGTAATGACAAAATGGGATTCATAGATTTTTTGCTGGGTACAACCACCGAAAAACCACAGATCGAGGCTCGTGCCGGTATCGCCATCCCGTTTTATCAGGATGCTTATTTCACCCCGTTTAATACTTTCAGAGTAGACCGCACTAGCGCGATGCAAGTGCCAGCAGTTGCCAGAGCCAGAAACATTATCGCTGGAACTATCGCAACTCTCGGCCTTTACTCATACAACGAAATTACAGGCGCAAAGGTCGAGGGTCGCACGATTCTAAAGCAACCAGATCCAGCGATCCCACTAGCTGTAACTATGGCTTGGACAGTAGAGGATCTACTCTTTCATGGTCGCTCATTCTGGCAGGTGCTAGAGGTAAGCAACGAGGATGGCCGCCCGACACAGGCTCGCCGAATTGACCCAACTCGGGTAACTTTTACAACTGACTTGAACACTCAAGAGATCGTTAACGGCTTTTACATTGAGGGCGGCTTAATGCCCACAACTGGCGTCAACTCCCTAATTATGTTTAGCGGAATTGACGAGGGCATACTCAACCGAGGTGGCCGCACTATTTCAACTGCGCTCAAACTTGAGGAAGCAGTTCAGAGAATGGCCAGCGAGCCAAACCCAACAATGGTAATCAAGAATAGCGGCGTAGATCTACCGCCAGAGCAGGTGTCGAGCCTACTGGCGCAGTGGAAGCAAGCCCGAGCCACACGCTCAACCGCATACCTATCTGGCCCATTAGATGTCACGACTTTTGGATACGATGCCGGACAAATGCAACTTACCGAATCGCGCCTGAACACCGCAGCTGAAATTGCGCGTATGTGCAACATCCCTGCCTGGTATATCAACGCCGAATCAGCCAGCGCGACTTACTCTAACGTGAGCCAAGAGCGCCGAAGCCTTGTCGATTTCTCATTGCGCCCATTCATGAGCTGCATCGAGGAAAGACTGACCATGAATGACATCACCCCAAGAGGTCAAGAGGTCAGGTTCGATCTTGACGATTACTTGCGCGGCAACCCACTTGAGCAGATCGAAGTACTTGGCAAAATGCTTGAGTATGGCTTGATTGACGTTGAGGAAGCCCGTGAGGAAATGGACTTAGCACCGAGAGGAAATGAATCAAATGCTACTTAATTTTCAAGGTCAGGTATTGGCCGCCGACACAGTAACCCGAACCATCAAGGGCCTAGTCGTACCGTTTAGCAAGGTTGGCAACACAAGCGCTGGCCCTGTACGTTTTGAGTTTGGCGCGTTTGGCGACATTGACCCGAGCCAAATTGTTTTGAACATGGAACATGACCGCACTCGCCCATTGGGTCGCGGTATTGCTGGTAGCGAGGAAGTCACCCCAGCAGGTATTTCGATGGCATTTAAGATCGCGCCAACTGGCGCTGGCAATGATGCGCTAGTGGAAGCATCCGAGGGACTGCGCCCGGCATTTAGCATTGAAGCCAAGGTCAACGAATACACAGTCGAGAAAGGCGTGATGGTAATTTCATCCGCCAACCTTGAAGCCGTTGCCCATGTAACAAACCCAGCATTTAAAGATGCTCAAATTTCTGACGTAGCAGCTACCGAAGAAACCCCAGAAACCACCGAAGCAGAACAACCTGCCGAGGAACAACCACAGGAGATCACAGTGGAAGAAACAACCGCACCAGTGGCAGATGAAGTGACCGCAGCAGCGGTTGTTCACGCCGCAGCACCAGTGGCTTACGCAAAGCCTCGTTCACCAATCAACAGCCAAGCCTCGTACTTGGAACACAGCATCAAGGCCAAAATGGGCAACCATGATTCAGCCCAGTATGTTATGGCAGCCGATGACTCATTCAGCACGAACCCAGCGTTCACCCCAGTGCAGTATGTAAACAGTGTTATCGACACATCCATTGGCTCACGCCCAGCCATCGATGCAATCGGATCACGCGCCATCACTGCATCAGGCATGGTTATCAGCCATCCAAAAATCACAACAAGTGGCACAGTAGCTGACACCAACGAAGGTGCTGGCCCATCAGAAACTGGCATCATCTCCAGTTACGTCAACTTGGATGTAAACAAGTTTGCTGGAATGCAGCGTTACTCGGTAGAACTACTAGAGCGTTCATCCCCAGACTTTTTCCAGGCAATGGTCGACAACATGACACGCGCCTACAACAAGGCAACTGATGCAGCTGTAATTGCAGCACTAACCGCAGGTGGCACACAAGCAACCGCAGTAGCAGCAACAAGCGCTGGCATCATTTCCTACGTTTCCACAGAAGCCCCAGCTGCTTACCTAGCAACTGGCGAATTGCCAAGCGCATACATCGCTGGCACATCACAATGGTCACTATTGATGGGCGCAACCGACACAACTGGTCGCCCAATCTACAACGCATACAACCCACAAAACAATGGTGGAGTTGCAGGACCACAGTCCCTACGCGGCAACGTGCTTGGACTTGATCTGTATGTAGATCCGAACGCAGTAGCAACAACAATCGATGAGTCGGCATTCATTGTCACCCCGTCATCCGTTGCTATCTACGAATCACCAATCCTGCGTATGTCCACCAACGTGGTCACATCAGGTGAAATCGAAACAATGCTATACGGCTACCTAGCCGTTGGCGTTTTGGTTGCCGGTGGAGTACGTCGCTTTAACCTGACCTAAGTCAGCGTTAGTTAGAAGTGTGGGGGATGCGGCCCTGTGTCCCCCACACACTTACACGATAGGAGATTGAAATGGCACTGATTACACTAAGCGAACTGAAAAGCGTTTTGGGTATCGGCGACATATACGCTGACCCTATTGTCCAGGCGGTAGCAGACAGCGCCGAGAACATAATCCTGTCTTACTTAATCTTTGACGATGTGTCTATTGCTGGCGTATCGCTAACAAGCAATGTCGCTCGCTTTTACTGCTACGACAATACATTCGTGGTTGGCCAAGCATTAACGGTCAGCAAGTGTGGCGCACCCTTTGACGGATCGCGCACAGTGACCAAAGTCGGTTATGACGAGTACGGCGTAACATTCTTTGAAGCCGCGATCACTAATGCCGACATCACAAAGCGATCAGTTATTCCAAATGGCCGAGCAGTTTTGACCAGCCAGGCTGCACTGTACGACACCACGCCAGAAGTCCGCGAAGCGGCCTTGGCCGTTGCCTGTGACATCTGGATCACACGCACTGGCACACTTGGCCAGCAAGGTGTTGACTTTCAATCTCCAGCGCCATACCGATTGGGTCGCTCAATGCTGACTCGGGTATCTGGCCTACTAGGCAAGCACCTGGATACGAGGGGTTACCTTGGGTAATCTCGCCACATACCGGGCTGACCTTGCCACGACTCTGGCAGCTGCTGGTCGGGTTGTTTACTCATACCCAAATGAAAACATAACCCCACCTGCCATTGTGCTTGTGCCGGGATCGCCTTACATCACGGTGTCAGCCATTGGCGGCGCTCGATGCAATGTGCGATTCGACATCACAGTGATCGTCAACGCAGCTGACAACCAAGCGGCCTTGGCCAACTTGGAAACTTTAATCTTTAGTGTCACGGATCTACTAGCCAATAACATCTCATTCTTGGGTGGATGGTCACAACCCACAGTCCAGCAAATCGGAAACGCCGATATGCTAATCAGCCAACTCAACATCGAGATGGTCACAACCAACTAGAAAGGCAAGTCATGCCAGCAACATACATAACTGGTCGGAATCTGACCTTGAGCATCAACTCGGTGTCATACGCAGATCAGGCAAG